AAAAAACGTATTTAAAGACAATTTATTAATAATATATATACTCAAATTTTTTTTATAATATTATAAAAAAATGTTAAATATTTTATAAAGAAGATCCATATGTAAAATTTGAATATTTTTTATATATTATTACATAAATTTATATAAAATTTTTTACATTATTTATAAAAAAACGTATTTAAAGACAATTTATTAATAATATATATACTCAAAATTTTTTTTATAATATTATAAAAAAATGTTAAATATTTTATAAAGAAGATCCATATGCAAAATTTGAATATTTTATATATATTATTACATCAATTTATATAAAATTTTTTATAATATTAAAAAAAATGTTAAATATTTTATAAAGAAGATCCATATACAAAATTTAAATATTTTTTATATATTATTACATCAATTTATATAAAATTTTTTTACATTATTTATAAAAAACATATTTAAAGACAATTTATTAATAATATATATACTCAAATTTTTTTATAATATTATAAAAAAATTATTAAATATTTTATAAAGAAAATCCATATGCAAAATTTGAATATTTTTTATATATTATTACATCAATTTATAAAATATTTTTATACATTATTTATTAAAAACGTATTTAAAGACAATTTATTAATAATATATATACTCAAAATTTTTTTTTATAATATTATAAAAAAAAAAGTTAAATATTTTACAAAGATAATCCATATGCAAAATTTGAATATTTTTATATCAATTTATAAAATATTTTTATACATTATTAATAAAAAAACGTATTTAAAGACAATTTATTAATAATATATATACTCAAAATTTTTTTATAATATTATAAAAAAATTAATAAAATATTTTACAAAGATAATCCATATGCAAAATAATATTTTTATTATAATAAATATTTTTTATCTATTTATATATCAATTTATATAAAATTTTTTTACATTATTTATAAAAAAACGTATTTAAAGACAATTTACTAATAATATATATACTCAAAATTTTTTTATAATATTATAAAAAAATTATTAAATATTTTATAAAGAAGATTCATATGCAAAATAATAAGTTAAAAATTAAATAATCATAATAAGAATCATTTTAATAATATTAAGTAAAATTTCTTTGCGTTGAGAATGATTATTACGAAAAATTTTATAAGCTTCTTCAAAAGAAAACCATTTAATATCACTAACCTCTCTATATTGATCTGAATCATTACTATGAGATATTAAACTAAAATCATTAGAATTATATTCACCAATAAAATAATTATTTTTATATTTAGAACCAATAAGTGAAGTATAATTTTCAAAAACAGGAAATATATCTAAAATATCAAGACAATCTATATTAACATTAGTTTCTTCATTAAATTCTCTAAGAGCACAATCAAGATCAAGTTCCTTATATTTTCTTCTACCTTTAGGAATACCCCATTCAGGTTCATTAAAAGGTGATACAAAATTTAAAAGTAAATTAAAAAAATTATTTTCAATTAAAAAATTATGCTTATTTAATGAAGAAATATAATCTTTTTTAAAATTTTTATCTTCTCCATTCCATAAATAAATCCATAAATCTTTAAAACTATTTTTTTTTATTAATTTTATTTCATCATTTGTCATATTATATAATAATTCTTTAAGATGATCTATATTATTAGGTATATATCTACCCCTTATATACTCTACAAATGATAATGAATGTCTTCTTCTTATAAGAAGAATTTTAAGATTTTTTAATAAAAAATTTTTATTAGACATATGCTGATTAAATTTAATGATATTAATTTCTTTATTAAGAAGTTTTTTAATAGAAAAATTATTTAAATGAAGACAAATAATACCATGACTCAGAATAGGATGAATACAATTCTTAAATTTATGACCTTTATTATTACAATTTACACAATATGTATTATATTTTTTAATATTTTTTTTATCAGAATCAGAATCAATATTATTATTATCATTCATACTTAAATTAGAAAAATAATTATTAATTAAATCATTCGTTATATTATCTAATTCTTTTGAATCATTTATTAAAACTTTTTCAAAAAGTTTATCATTATTATCATTAACAAGATTAATAAGGTTATTATGGTTTAAATAATTATTCATACAACAGAATACCAAAAGGGTAACAATTAATATATTATAAGAAATAACTTTTAAATATATTTATGTTAAATAAAAATATATAATATTTCTAAATTTATATTATAGTATTTATAAAATATTATGAAAAAAGAAAGAGAAAAAATAAAAAGTAAAGAAGAAAGTAATATAAAAAATGATTTTATGTATTATCCAGAATTAACAGAAGATGATTTTGAAAAGAAAATATTTTTAAAGAAAGAATTTAATGATTATATGGTTAAAAAAGATAAAAAATCAATGGAAGAATTATGCCAACCACAAAAATTTGAATTATTTAATCAACAAAAATTTTTAAGAAATTTTATATCAACAGAAACACCTTATAATGGAATATTATTATTTCATGGAGTAGGAGTAGGAAAGAGTTGCACATCGATATCAATAGCAGAAGGTTTTAAAAATATATTAAAATTATATAAAAAAAAGATATTAATAATTTCTTCAAAAGATATATCAGAAAATTTTAAAAAAACAATTTATGATATAGATAAAGATGATGTAAAAGAAAGGAAAGATGATATCGTTCAATGCACAGGAAATACATATATGTTAGGAGATGAAGATAGACATTTAACATTAGAACAAAAAAAGAGAAAAATAAAAAGAGAAATAAGTCAGCATTATCAATTTATTTCATATTTAGCTTTTGCTAATCTAGTAAAAAGAAAAAGTGGATGGGATGGAAGAATGAAAGATTTAACTGAAGATAAAATACGTTTAATCAGAAAAGAATACTCAAATAGAGTAATTATAATAGACGAAATTCATAATATAAAATCTAAAAAAGCTTTAGGAATAAATAAAGATAAAATATTAGAAGAAGTAATAAAAATAGGTGATAACAACAAATTAATATTAATGTCTGCAACTCCTATGTTTGATAAACCTGAAGAAATAGTCTATATTCTTAATCTACTATTATTGAATGATAAACGAGAAACAATTAATAAATCTGAAATATTTACAACTGATGGTAATCTTAAACCAAATGGTGAAGATATTTTAAAAGAATATTCTAAAGGATATATAAGTTATATAAGAGGTGAAGATCCAAGAACATATCCTTTAAGAATATATCCAAAAATAGCGGAAATACCAAAAATAAAATTTGATATTAATGGAAGAAAATTAAATGATAATGATAAAATAGAATTTATAAAAATAATAGATTGTCCTATGAGTATGAATCAATATGATTATTATAAACTAAATTTAAACAAAGAAATAAAAAATAATAATGATAATAATGATAATAATAATATTGAAAAAAATTCATCTAAAGAAATTAATAATCAAAATATTGAAAATGATGAAAAAAATGAAGATGATGAAGATGATGAAAAAACATCAGGTGAAGCAAAATTAATACAAATATGTAATATGGTATTTCCTACAAAAGATGGAGAATTAACATATGGAAAAAGAGGTTTTAATGCAAAAGAAGGGAAAGAAGGAGCATTTTATATATCATCAAAACAAACACAAAAAAAATTAACAATTCGATTTAAATATGAAAAACATAGTATTTTTAATTATGGAAAAAAAAATGAAGTTCCATTTTTAGATATAGGATATATAGGTGATTATTCAAGTAAAATAGAAGAAATAATAAATATAATATTAAAATCAAAAGGACCCATTATAATATATTCACGATATATTTGGGGTGGATTATTACCATTAGCATTAGCTTTAGAACAGAATGGTGTTCAAAGATATTTATTTAGTGGAGAACAATCATTATTAGAATATTCTCCTAATAAATTAGGTGGTGGTGGTTTAGGAGAACCAAGAGATTATTATGATGGAACAAAATTTAGTAACTATAAAGATAAATCAAGACCATTTAAAGTAGCAAAATATGCTTTAGTAATAAAAAGAGGTATTGACAGTGATTTAGTAAGAACAAGTCCTCAAAGAGTAGCAGAAATAATAAATAGATCATCAAATGCAGATGGTAATGAATTAAAAATAATACTAGGAACAAATGTAATCTCAGAAGGTATTGATTTTAAAGGTATTAGACAAATACATATCATGGAACCATGGTATAATTTATCTAAAAATGAACAAATAATAGGAAGAGGTGTTAGAAACTGTTCTCATGTAAAATTACCACCTGAAGAAAGAAATGTAGAAATTTACCAATATACAGCAACAATACCCAATAAAATAAAAGAAAAAGATACAAAAGAATCCAAAATGGAAACAATAGATTTAAAAAATTATAGATTAGCAGAAATGAAAGATAGAAAAATAAAGAGAATTGAAAGAATATTAAAAGAAAATTCAATAGATTGTAACCTATTTAAAGAATTAAATAATCCAACAGTAAATAAAAAAATAAAATTAAAAACAGCAAGCGGATTAAAAATAAAGAAAAAAATAGGTTTCGAACCATACTCAAGACAATGTGAATATATGAAAGATTGTAATTATTCATGTTCTTATAAAATTGGTGATAGATATAAAATTAATAAAGATACTTACAGCATTGAATTCGCTAAAGATGAAATAAATAAAACAAAAAAAATAATAAAAAATATTTATAAGAGAAATTTCAGTTATAAAATAAATAATATAATAGATGAAATAAGAAAAGAAATACCAAATATAGAAGATATATATATATTTAAAGGGATAGATGATATGATAAAAAATAAAGAAATATTATATGATATATATGATAGAGAAGGATATTTAATATATAGAGGTGATTATTATATATTTCAACCAAAGGATTTAATCATAGAAAATATGCCTATGTATTATAGAGAACATCCAAAAGATTTTTATAAAAGAAAAATAAGTGTATTAGATAATATAAGAGAAAATAAAAATGATTTAGAAAATAATAATAAAATAAATACAATTGATAATATAAATAATAAAATAATAGATGAGATCAAATTCATTAAAAAAAATTATTCAGAATTTATAGAAGAATATATACCGAAAAAATACCAGGATTTTATAATATTTAGTTATTTATTAGATAGAATAAATAGTAAAAATATATTGAATATATTAAAAAGTTTATTAATAGAAAAAATAGAAAATATAGAAATGTATAAAGAATATTTTAAAGATATATTAATTATTGATAAAGATATAAAAGGATTTTTATATGAAGAAAAAGAGTATTGTTTAACAGAAGGTATAGTAAAATTATGCACAGAAAAATATAAAAATAAATTATTAAATAAATTAAAAGAAATAAGAGATAAAAGAGAATATAATGAAGTATATGGATATGTATCACCAGATAAGAAATTTAAAATATTAGATTATAGAAAGAGCACAAAAGCATTAACCAAAAAACAGAAATTATCAAAAAGATCAGAAATAACAGGAAGAGTTTGTGGAACGATATTAATAGATGGTTTAGTAGATCTTTATAAAATATTAAATATAAAATTAGATAATGAAAAAAAGAAAACAAAAATATGCACAATTATAGAATTAATGATGAGATATAAAAATATAACTGATAAAGTAAAATGGTTCAAAAATAATTTTTAAACATTTGCATACTAAAAATAAGAAAATCTATATATAAATATTGAGTAAATTAAATATCCAAAAATAAAAAAATAAAAATTAAAAAATTGATTATAAAAAGAAAAGAATATATTATTATATAATAATATAATAATAGTATAATGGATACTAAATATTCAACTGATAATATATATAAAGAATTGACAATGTGTAAAAAAATATATATAGAACCAAAAGATTTAAAGAAAAATTTAGATGAAATAATAAAAATAAATTTAATAAAGGAATTTGAGAATAAATGTATAACAGAAGGATATGTAAAAGGAGATTCAATAGAATTATTAAGAAGAAGTTTAGGATCAATACAAAGTAGTAATTTTAAAGGAACAATAGTATATACAGTTGTATTTAAAGCAAAAGTTTGTAATCCATTAAATGGATCAGTTATAAAAGTAAGAGTAGAAGATATAAATAAATTAGGTTTATTAGGGAAAAATGGACCAATATCTGTTATAATACCTAGAGAATATACAGAAGATAAATTAATATTTAAAGAAATAAATATTGGAAATGAAGTAGATGTAGAAGTATTAGGTAAAAAATATGATTTAAATGGATCAGTAATATCAGTAGTTGGAAGATTAAATAATAATATAAAGAAAAAAATAATAAAAATAAAAAAAAATGAAGAAGTTCCATATACAAAAGAATCAGAAATAAATGAAGAAAAAGAGAATGTAGTAATGAATACAAAAATGAATAAACAAAATAAAAGAAATACAACAAATAAGAAAAATCAATCAAAAGAAAAAGAATTAAATAAAGAAATAACAAAAAAATCTAAAAAGAAAACAGAAAAAAAACCTAAAGAAGAACAAGAAGATAATCAAGAAAATATAGAAGAAATAGCAGAAGAGAATGAACAAGAATTTACAGAAAATGCAGAATTAAAATATGAACAACAAGAAGAAATAGAAGAAGAAGAAGGGGAACAAGAAACAGAAGAAGAAGAATATAATATAGATACAGATAATGAAGAACAAGAAGGAGGAAATTATTCAGATATGGAAGATTATTTAGATGAATATTAATCAATGAATAAAAAATTGTTTAGTTTTATAAATAAATATATTATTATAATAAATATATTTATTTACTACAATGGAAATATTAGATGAAGATAAATTAAATAGATTAGATAATGAAAATTATATTTTATTAAATATAAAAAATTTAACGAAATACCAATTAATAAATATTTATGATTTTTTAAAAAAAACAGAACATATAGTAACAGAAAATAGTAATGGAGTATTTTTTAATTTAAAATTATTATCAAAAGAAGAATTATTAAAATTAAAAGAAAAAATAATAATATTTTTAGATTATAATAAAGATATAAAAGATAGAGAAGATGAGAGAGAAAAAGAGATAAATAAAATAAATATAAATAGAATACCAAATCAGTCAGAAACAGAAGTAAATAATATTCAAAATAATAATGATATAAATGAAATAAAGAAAATAGATAATAGAAGAAAAGGAAGAATAAAAGAAGATTATATGATGGTAGGAGATAAAATAGTTTTAAAAAAAATAAAGACAAAATATTCAGGATTGAGAGCAAAAATATTAAAATCATATAAAGATATAAGCCAACAAAATGTTTTAATAAATTTACAAGATAAAAAGAAAAATATAATAGAAGAAGTATATAATGAAATAGAATATGAATATATAGAGAATGAGGAAGAGATTGATAACGATAGTGATGATGAAATAAATGATGATAATTTATTTGTTATTTCTAAAATATCTTCTGTTTCACCATCTATTATTTCATTTTCTTCTAAGTCTGAATCAATATCATCTTCATTATTTTCTGAATCATAATTATCATCATTTATTTCATCATCACTATCGTTATCAATCTCTTCCTCATTCTCTATATATTCATATTCTATTTCATTATCTACTTCTTCTATT